TGCTGTTCAAATTGAGCCATTACTTGCTTAACTTGCTCTTCATCAGTCATAATCTGACCATTAACAATCCAGGCAGGTTGTTCTACATATTGTTCAAACTCTTCTTCATTTAATAAATGCTCTTTTTTACTAAATTCTTCATATAATCTATATCTATCTACTATTGTTTTATAATATCTTTCATATCCTCTAATGTAATCAGTATTATGAGTTCTGTCCACATCTTCTGGAAAAGTAGTTGCTCCATCATTAGCTCGTCCTGTTTCTGGACGGTCATGGTCATAATCAGAAGTATTATTATCAGCATTACGTATTGCCTTATCATACATAGGATATAGCATTGCTGCTTGGTCTCTAGTAAATAATCTAGATATAATTATATTTTCCGCATCTTCAAAAAACTTATCTCTACTATTAGGGTCTACATAAACGTCTAATGGGTCTACATCGTGAATACATACTTCACCTTTACCCATATCCATCATTGGGTCTTGATAAACTTGAATATATCCTAAACCCATAACATAGTAATCATCAATCATTTGACGCACTACTGTTCTTCCATCAGATATATCATACATATATGATAACATAGAGCTCATTACCTGTGCAACTTTATTATCAGAGTCTTCTCTAGGTGCTACTCTAAATGATGGTCTGTTAGCAGACATCATAGATTTAGCAGCTTCTACTGCAGGATGAACTCTATTTACAACTATTGGAGCTTGTCCTCTAGCTTTTAAAGTTTCTTCTTGCTCTTCAGTCCACTGCCTGCCTAATCTAAACTCTTTATCTTCTTTTGCATGAGCAGCCCAAGCATCTCTTTTATCGCCATATTTATTAAATAAATCTAAAGTCTCATCGACTAAAGGTTTTCCTGAAAGCTTCTTTTTTGCACTATATGCCATTTCGAAATTTAACTCCTACATAGTCAACCAATCAAGGAATTTCTTTTTCTTTTTTTTATCATAACGTTTTTCGTCGTATTCTTCGAGTCTACATGGCTTTGCTCCATCGAGTGCTGTCCACACTCCATCCATCACATCATCATGCTTTCCTCGAGGATAAGATAAGAACTCCTGTTGGCCTTTTATATCTTCTGGTCTCCAATAAAATTGCTTTCTAGCAAACATTGGGACTAAAGAAAGTAATCGTTCACTTTTACGCGTTCTAGGCTTAACTCCCTTTTCTAGTCCAGGTATGTATAAACCTTTCTCTTTCATTATATCTCTTACACCTACTCTTAATGCTTCCTGATAACCTGTAGTCTCTATCTTCATTCTACGAGGTTTAAACTTGTTATAAGTATCAATTATTAAATCTGGTTGTTTAGATGGAGATACACGCTGTCTAACTACATCTAAGACATATTTGTTATTTTCATGGTCAACGCCAATAGTAGCTATGACAAAATAGTCAGCCCTTACTGACAAACTTGACGCAGGGTCTACACCACAATATACCTCTACAGGTATAATCTTTTCTTCATCATCTACTTGTCTAACTAAACAACCTTGTCCATTTCGTATTTCAAAGTCATTATGGTGTAATTGCATCCATTCTGGCTTAAAAGGGGCATTATCAGGAGATTGTGCAATATTCATGTACTCCTGGTAAAATCCGTTTAAATTACCAATACTAGCAAATTCGTCTTTTATTTGCAATATTCGTTCTCTAGGGAACCTTTCTGGCCATATACTCTTTTCGTCGTCATCCCATATGCTATACCATAGAACATTCCACGAAGCAGATTCTTTAATCCAATACAGGAAGCAATCCTCTGATATAACCGTTCCAATCAATACTAGTTTGCCATCATCTGATAGCGAAGGTATTACAGCTTCTGTCATCCACTTCTTATTCTTAGCCCTGGCTTCAGGAGTAAACGCATTAAGCTCTGATTCGAAATCATCGACTATTATTAGATTAGGTCGGGTATCACCTTCAATAAAACCCCTAACCCTCTGTCCTGTACCCACTGCTATGATTCTAGTACCATTAGCAAGTATAACATCGTTATTAGTCCACCTCTTAGCACTCTCAGGTCCCATCTCTCCAAATAGCTCTCTAAATGTATCAGAATTAGATAAGTGGTACTTTATTCTAGATAAGAAGTTAATCGACTGGGTTTGTGACTCTGATATTATAACAATAAACAGGTCCTCATCACTTCTCTTAAATGCAGCCTTCCATAACGGATATATTAATGATGTAGTCGTACTCTTTGCAGTACCACGAGGGGCCGCTATTGCGACCCTTCGTTGTTCGTTATCGGATAAGGATTTGTATATATCGAAGTGGAAAGGAGGTATCTCCTTTCGGAGGGCTGTTGGGAAGCAGTACCTTCCAAACAATGCCATATTCGAATATAGCTTCTTTAACGCTTGCTGTGCAGCATAGCGTTGTTCATAGTCACTCATCTATTTCTTTAGTGACTGTCCTAGATGCGGCTATCTGTGATTCCTCTTTAACTATATCATCTATCATAGAGACAGATTTGGATTCTATCTTGTCCACAGTCTTTTGCATATACTTCTCTTTCATACCATGCATATCCTGTAGATTCTCTACTGCACGCATTACACTAGGAACATCTTTCTTTTCTTTAGCCATCTTTATTGCATCTTCTAACAATTCTAAGGTATACTTCTCATTTAAACCATGTTCATCAAGTAGCTTAGATAATTCTTCTCGTACCATCCTTTTAAAGACCTCCGATTTCATTGTTCGCTTCCATTTACGCCTTTGAGACTGGGTTGTAGCGCCTATGGCCCATTCTATAGCCAAATCGTAATCTGGCTTTAATGCAAACATTTGAGCTAGATTTTTCATGTTATCCTGCCCAGATTGTACTTCTATATAACTTTTCCCAGTAAAAGTGACGTTAGTTTTCCTGCCAGCAACCACAAGTTTTTTAGAAGCGTACTTAGGATTAAAAAAGGTATAACCCCAAGGAAAACGAAGATATATACTATCACGGCCATCAGCCGATGTATATACCCTCTTCGAGATGAGCTTAGAAACATAATCGTCATCAGAGATTGCATAATCTCCCTCTTCGGCGTCTCGCCAGTATTTGTACTCAATATCCTTCTCCTCTGCTTCGTTCTTCCGATAAACTGTATAGACGACCTTTCCCTGGTCTCTATGTTTTATATCTATATCATACATTAATAACTACCGAATGCTTTTTCCTCTGTTGTAGGAGTATTCTTTAAATTGTATGCAGCCATAGATTCATCAAATAGTTCTCTCTTATCTTCAGGCCCTGCATAATGAAAGTTTTGCCAATATTCTCCTACATTATCAGGATTAACACCCTGAAAAGATGCTGTTGGATGTTTTAGTGTATTTGCCATAAACATCATTTGTTGTTGTTCTTTAGTCAACTTAGAAGCGTCTACCCCAAACATTGGGTCAAATTCTGTCCATGCAGGAAGTTTTCCTTCTGGAATCATATCTCTAAGAACACTTCGCAATCTTTTCATTGCTGTAGCACCACCTTGGTCTCTTCCTGTCTCAAATTGAAATAAGCCTCTACCAACTCCTTCACCCCCACCTTGTACCTGTTGTATTGCAGCTGGGTCCATTCTTTGTGAATGACCTGTCTCATGAAAACCTATTCTATTCATAATATCTTGCATCATCTCAGGAGACTGTTCGTATTTAGTCTGCATCATACCCATTAATTGATTGTAGTTAGCAGGATTATCGTTAACACTAACATCAAAAACCTTCTGTTCCATAGGATTTAGATTCTTATCAGCCATTCTTAACTCCATGCATAGGATTACCAATACTAGTACTGTAAACAACTTTTTTCTTCTTTTTAGCCATTATTTAGCCTCCTTCTTAGGCACAAGCCGTTTAAATAGTTTAAACTTCTTCTTAGCCTTTTCTTTTACCTCAGCCTTAACAGAATCAACCTTGACTTTGGCTTTACTCACTTCTTCTGTTACTTTAGCCTTAACAACCTCTTTAGCCACATCTTCCATCTTTATATCTCTTATAAAGCAAAACAAAAACATGCCACCTGCTAAAACTGCTAGTATAATCTTTTTTATATCCATATCTCCCTTTATTAAGCTACATCATCTATTAAAGCTGCTACTATTATATTTGCCGTTGCATCACCAGTACTGTCTATATCTGCTGATATTGCATGAATATTACCAACAGTAGTGTTAGGCAGTCTTCCTACCCAAGTTTCTGATGGCCCTATAAATACTGCATCTACCAAATTATATGCTGCAGTACCACCATCAAAACATACATAAACACCATCTCCTGAAGAGGTATTCTGAATAAATAGAAACTTAACCTTATCAGCAGTATGTACGGCTGTAGGCGCTGTATCATCGTCAACTGGTGTATAATCAAGAAAACTGCCTGCTATTAGGTCTGTACTAGTAGCTGTACACGCAGTTAGCTTATAATACCACTTATCATTAGCATCATCAGGTGTTACAGTCATTGTCCCGCTAAATGCTTTTGCTATCTCATCTGGCAATATTGTTGCTGTTATCGTTACTGTAGCTGCATCTGCCATTATTAGTAACCTTTCTTCTTAGGAGTCTTCTTAACTACCTTCTTACCAGTCTTTTTAGCGTATTTCTTAGCTGCAGTCTTGCCTTTCTTAGTGTAACTAAACTTCTTTTTACCTACTTTTGGCATAACACCCCCTTTTTTCTTAAAATATAACGTATAACTTAAGAAAATATCAGACACTTTTCCTAATACTACTTATTTCCCCTACGCGCGATAGTACTACTAACGGTAGTAGTCTGTCTACAGTATTATTAAATATAGTACAACTTATAGTCGTATCTATAGTACTACTTATAGTACTACTACGTAGTAAAATAAACCGATTGGGGAATATTCCTAGAAAAATTTTCAAAAAAATATTTTAGAATGCGTGCACGTGATATAACATTGATGCCCCGTGGTTGAATTTAGGCCTATGGGGGGTCACTTTGTGTTGAAGTCAACACATATAGTACCCCACCTAGGACCACAATCAACACAACAATACACGCCAAGCTAGTTGTCTGTGCGTCCGCACTACTAAGGCTTTCGCGTGTGAGCAATTGTTATGTTGACCACATTAGAGTAGTTTTACTACACATACAGCAGTCCATCTGGCTGTCGCAGCAGGGACTAATCTCACTGCATGTGTACTAAAACTATCTAACGCTTTGTTACCATAATCCAACCACTAGCGCATCGCATACGCAATCAAGCTTGCTCTGTTTGTCTATAGACAACACCTTGTGTACACTTCGGTGTTATCATAACATAGACTACACATAGCTACACTTTATATCCTAATCAATAGGCAGAGCCTACTTGCTGTTGGAGACCACAGTTGATTAGTATATTTGCGTATGCTCGCTGGCATCAATAATCAGCCGCTTCTAACTTTGCAAGCAAAGTGCTTGTAATAATTAGTAATTTAATAATCAAATAAAGGAACATTTAATCATGAAATTAATAATTTCTACAATAAAAGAAATCAAAGCTAAATTTCCATCCATTCGAGTTGTAAACAACACGAATAAACGTGGAGATAAATTTATTGCTTTGATTGGAATAAATCACATTTACAGCGAAATGCAGCTGCAAGCTGATGATTTATTCTCTAAACTACTCTCTGCAGTTTCTTCCGTAGAAGATAGAGAAGCAAGCTTCACATCTCCTTCTGACAACAAAGAAAAACCAGGAGTAGGCTTGCTTTACATAGGTAAATCAACAGAGGTAAACCTCGATGATTTAAGCTTGTAAACCAAGTATCAAAAAGAAAACGATAGTACATGTTTTCTTTTTTCTTTCTTAATTCAGTTAATGGTGGTGGATTTACATCATCATTAACTGATAACTATTAAACTATAACAACTAAAGTGAGGTACTTTGTGGATGAATATCGTGTAGTAAACTTATTAAATGGTATGGTAAC